ACATCAGCTTAGTTATTACGGCTGTAAAGAATGCGGCAAGAAGACGGACCTGAAGAATTTGAAACTGGCATTTATCAACTGTGAATGCGGCGGTACAACAAAATATTTTACGAATGAGACTGCAGAGCTGATCGAGCTGAACTGTATAAACTGCGGTATGCCTGTTGCGCTGAAATACAATGCCAAGAAGAAACTGTATGAAACGATAAGGAGCTGAGGCAATGGCAGAAAAATATAAAACCTGTAAACACAGCACCGGCAGAGTAGGTGAACTGATCGTATACGTCCACCCGACCTGTCCGAGGCTGTCAATGATTAAAGGAACCCTGTGCAGCAGTAAGATCCGCTGCAGGGAGTGCCGGAGCTGGGAGGCGAGGAAATGATACCAAAATGTAGGAAATGTGAAAATACTGAGTTTCAAGATATGAATGGAAGACCTAATCGCTGGTATTGTAAACACCCAGAAGTAAGGGAGCATGTCAGTTGTCCAGCTGATACATTGATTTGCAAAACAGAGAGGTATTCGACAGAGATAACAATTAAGACAAGTCCTAAGTGGTGCCCGAGGAGGAAAAAATAGATGATAGACGTAATCGTTGCAATGGGTGTTGGCGTGCTGATCGGAGCCTTCGGTGTGATCGCCTGGCTCCTGCATGATTAAAAACAGAGGTGAGCATGATGATTGAAATCATAAGTGTGGAGCAGAAAAGAGTGACAGACCAGGAAGCTGCGGAAGCAATAAATATAATTAAGTGGTATTGTGATTGCAGATACTGTTGTGACTGCGCTATCCGGAAAATATGTCAAGAGTATTTTGATAACAGCGATGCATATCCAGATGACTGGCCAGAAGTGGAGGTGCCAGATGATTGATGAAAAGAGAGTGCTGCAGGTTGCCAGAGAATTAAGTATGAACCCGGATAAGGCAAGGAAGCTCTTGGAGGATGCCAGATCAGAACCGGCAATCCTGGCACAGGTACATAGATATGAACAGCTTGTGGGAGGTGACAGAGATGGACAAGACGGTACTGGAGCAGTATGTGGAGCTGAAGGAAGAAATCAAAGACCTACATAACCGCATAGACCGGGACAGGCGCAGGCTGGTCAAGATTGAGAGCGAGGGTGTGGTTTCTGATACCGTGAAGGGAACCAGAAAGGATGGAACCTTCGGTCCGATCAAGATAACCGGCTATCCTTTTCCAGAAGTTGATCAGGTGAAGGGTATGATCAAAAAGCGGGTAACAAAGCTTCACATACTGGAAGATGAACTGCAGGATGCACTGAATGCAGTAGATGATTTTATCCGGGAAATCCCACAAAGCGATCTGAGAATGATGTTTCGTTTTTATTACCTGGATGATATGACATGGGTGGCGGTAGCAGCAAACATGAACAGCCGGTTTCCGAAACGGAAATATACAGAAGACAGCTGCAGAAAGCGTCATGACCGATATCTTGAAAAAATATTATAAAATTTTCAAAATGTCCGGTCATGTCCGCTTCGGTTATGGTAGTATGTATACTGGGATTGGCGAAAAGATTTCATTAAGCTCCTTATTAAGTGATTGCCAGGTGTCACAGCCTGGCGTTTGATTTGGTTAGTACCAGACCAGGGCCAAAGGTACTGTTACTGCTTAGTAGGTAAGCGGCGGCATTATTATTTCCACGAAATGTGAAAAAACGTTTACGACAGGGTTGGATCCACCTTGGACGATACCAAGGGTGCACGTCCATCTCGGAACACCTCCCCGATTGGGAGGGAGCATGAGCCGTTCATCCGAGCCGCAGGTTCGAGTCCTGGTGTTCCGATTGGCTTCGAGAGGAGCTACCCCCAACTACATATATTTTTTTGCAAACGTCCTGTAGAAATATGGGGCGTTTTGTAGTATGATGAAAGAAAATGTATGTGGGAGGACTTTTTTATGTCAAAAGAACAAATTGCAATAACATTGGTTGGAGCGATTATTTCAGGGGTATTGGCGACTATCATAACTCTTGTTATAAATGCAAAAGCCGAGAAAAAGAGACGAAAACAACAGCTTGTAGATGATATATTTGGCTATAAGTATCAAATGACGGGCTCTAAATTAAATGCATTAGATATTAATTGTCAAGGACTTACAAGGGCTTTAAACAGAGTTATTATAGTTTTTCATGATGACCCAGAGGTTATGAAAGCTCTTGACAATTTATGGTTGGCTATAAATGATGAAAATACAAAAATAACTAATGATTTGCTAATTACTTTGTTAAGGACAATGAGTAAAAGTGCAGGCATAAAATGTAACGATTGGAATGATAGTAGATTCACACGAGTTTTTAAAGTTTGAGTCATTAAAATAATAACACAACACAGGCAGCTCCCCGGGGCTGCCTTTTCTATGCCAATTTTCGTACAGCGTGCACAGCACCAGCCGTTATTTCTTGCATACGGTCACCTCCTTTCATGATTGACGGCGGCAATCGGCTGTCGTGGATGGTGCTGGCAGGACTGTATTTTATTATATTTTTGAAAGAAGGTGAGCCTGAGTGACAAAAAAACAGAAGAGATTTGTAGAAGAGTATCTGATTGACCTGAACGCTACCCAGGCCGCCATAAGAGCTGGATACAAGGCGAAAAATGGTCAGAGGGCTTCTGAGATCGGACATGAATTACTCCAGAAAACCCAAGTTTCAGAAGCAATTTCAGAGGCAATCGCAGAAAGATCCAAAAGAACTGGAATCAATGCTGACCGTGTTCTTCTGGAACTGGCCAGAATTGCATTTGTAAATGCAGATGATGTGATCAATGCAAAAGACGCAACGCTAAAAGAAGATGCCTCCAGGGACGATCTGGCAGCTATACAGTCCGTGAAAGTAAAATCATTTGGAGAAGATGGCGTGGAAAGAGAAATCAAGCTTGCAGACAAACTGAAAGCCCTGGATATGCTTGGACGCCATCTGGCAATGTGGAATGACAAGCTTCAGCTAAGCGGTATGGAAGAAGAAAAATCAAAACTGGACAGCTTGATCAAGCAGATCAACGGAGGCGGATAATGAGCAGCATGGATCTCGTGCTGTCTGAAAAATACAAAGCGTTTTTGAAATGCCAGACTCCGGTGGAGTTCCTGGAAGGTACCACGGCAGCAGGAAAGACTACAGTAGGAATTTTTAAGTTCATGCTGAAGGTAGCCCAGAGCCCGAAAAAGCTTCATATTCTGGCAGCAGACGACACTGGAACAGCAGAGAAAAACATTATCAACAAAGACCTTGGAATCCTGGACGATTTCGGAAGCCTGGTAGAGTACAACGGATCCGGCACCAAGGATGACAAGATCCCGCATATTCTTTTTCATACTTCATCCGGGGACAAAACCATATACGTTTTGGGATATGGAAACAAGAAGAAATGGAAGAAAGCCCTTGGCGGTCAGTATGGATGCCTGTATATCGATGAGATCAACACAGCAGATATTGACTTTGTCCGTGAGGCTTCCATGCGCTGTGATTACCTCATGGCAACCTTAAACCCGGATGATCCCAGCCTGGATGTGTATAAAGAGTATATCAACTGCAGCCGCCCGCTTCCTGAATGGGAAGAGGACACGCCGCAGGAGATTAAAGACGAATTAAAGGAAGAACCAAAGCCCGGCTGGGTCCACTGGTTCTTTTCTTTTGATGATAACGCCGGACTTCCAGAAGAAAAGAAAGACCAGATCATCCGGAACACCCCGAAAGGAACAAAGATCTATAAGAACAAGATCTTAGGCCTCAGAGGAAAAGCAACAGGACTGATCTTCCCGAACTTCAGCCGAAAGAAACATGTAGTATCTGAGAAATTGGTAAAAGCCCAGATGGCAGCAGGCAAAATAAAATTCAAAAAGTTTACCTGCGGTCTGGATACTTCGTACTCTTCAAAATCCCCGGATACAATTGCAATGGTATTCCAGGGCATTACGACAGATAGAAGGCTGATCACCCTGGCTGAGAAAGTTTACAGTAACAAAGATCTGGATCAGCCTCTTGCTCCATCCGATACAGCAGTAAAATTTGTTGAGTTCTTGGAAAAATGCCGTAAGGACTGGGGCTTTGCAAGGGAAACCTTTATTGACTGCGCAGATGCGGCTACGATCACAGAACTGCGGAAATACAAGCGCCTGAACGGATGTCTGTACAACTTTGTGGAATCCTACAAAAAAGTAGAAATCCTGGACAGAATCAAGCTTCAACTTGGCTGGATCCAGCAGGGCTGCTATCTGGTAGTGGATACCTGTACAAATCATATTTCAGAGATGGAGAAATATTCCTGGGATGAAGATAAAGACATTCCGGAAGATAGAAATGACCATACGATCAACTCCCAGCAGTACGGATGGATTCCATACCGTGACTTGATTGGATTTGAGGAGGAACAGAAAAGGTGAAATGGATGGAAAGATTAAATGAAAACATAAAAAAGACGGTCCGGAGCTGGCTGAATGTTCTTCCGGCGAACCCTTTTAACTTTCAGATCAATGAGATGATGGATTTCGAAGGACACGCAATTCTGAACCGTATCTGGTACAGGGGTGACGGAAACGAGCTGGAACAGATCTATCAGCAGAATGCAGAATTTGCAGACAGACACAAGTTCTGGGCAAGCAGATCAACCCCTGGAATGGACATGCGGAAAATTCATACTGGTCTCCCGGGGCTGACTGTTAAAGTTCTTTCTTTCACTGTTCTGCCGGACATGAACGAATTTGAATTTGAACAGCCGGCGCAGGAACAGCTATGGAAAGAAATTGAGAAAGACAATAAATTTTATAAAAAGATTGAAAGCGCCCTCAAAGAAACACTGTTTATCGGAGATGGCGCTTTTAAAGTGGCAATAGATACAACGATCAGTGATTATCCGATACTGGAGTGGTATCCGGGGGAAAGGGTTGAATTTGTCTACCAGAGAGACCGAATCAGGGAGATTGTATTCAAGACACCATACAAAGAAAAAGGAAAAGTGTATGTCCTGAATGAGCGCTATGGCTATGGATACATTATCAATGAGCTGTATCTTGACGGCAGACTGGTCGATATTAAATCTATAAAAGCCACTGAGAATCTGACAGACATTAAATTTGATGATTCGGTCATGCTGGCTGAACCATTTATGATCTATGAGTCTACCAGATATGAAGGCAGAGGCGGTAGCATATTCGATGGAAAGCTCGACAGCTATGATTCACTGGATGAGACATGGTCCCAGTGGATGGATGCCTTAAGAGCCGGAAGAGCAAAGACCTATATTCCGGAATGCCTGGTTCCACATGATCCTGAAACAGGGATGCTGATAAAACCGAATCCGTTCGACAACCGCTATTTTGCGGCGGAAGGAGATATGCGAGAAGGTCAGAAGAATCAGGTCGTTACGGACCAGCCGGTTATTCCTCATGACAGTTATATGGCATCATACATTACAGCCCTGGATCTGTGCCTGCAGGGAGTGATCAGTCCGTCTACACTGGGGATTGACACAAAGAAGCTGGATAATGCAGAAGCACAGAGGGAAAAAGAAAAGACGACTCTGTACACCAGGAACGCAATTGTAAAGGCATTGCAGGAAGTTCTTCCGGGAGTTGTTTCAATGTGTATCAATGCAGACAATATCCTGCATAACAAGAGCATTGAAGAAGTAAAGGTCAACATTCCGTTTGGAGAATATGCAAATCCGTCATTCGAAAGCCAGGTAGAGACAGTTGCCAAAGCGAAACAGGGTGGCATTATGAGCATTGAACGGTGTGTTGAAGAACTGTATGGAGATACACTGGACGATCACTGCAAAAAGGAAGAAATAGCCAGACTGAAGGCAGAGCAGGGCATCCAGGATGTGGATGAACCAGGAGTGAACCTGGAGGCTGGAAACTTTAAGATTGACCTGGAAGGCGGTGGAGATAATGAAAGTAAAGGTGGCAAACAGAATATACCGGATGAACCGAAAGGAGTACCAGGGGCTTCTGGAAGTGGCAAAGGAGCAGGTGCCGATGGGCGTGTACGCTCTGGAAAAGAATGATTATGCTGAGCTTAGAAATGATGCCTGTACCAGCAAAACAAAGCTGAAAGACATGATCCGAATATTCAAAAGCCAGGGCTTTAAGGTATATGCAAACGGGAGGTAACCGCAGATGCCGAAGCTTAACACCGTCTACGACATTGGAGCTGCCTTTGAAGCCATAGAAAATGAGCTTATATCTTCCATGATCCGTAATATGCGCCGGCACAAGCTGGAAGAGATCGATGAAGATAAACAATGGGCTATGTGGCAGGCACTGCAGCTGAAATCCCTGGAAAAGTACAAGAAGGACAACCAGAAGAAGTATGGCAAGCAGTTCAAGGATATCAATGCACAGATCAAAACACTGATATCCCTGTCCAGATCTGAAGGCGAGATGGCACAGGAGATTGCAATCCTGGAAGCTATCAGAAATGGATTTCCTGCTAAACGTATTTCCAAAGGGGCAGCAGCTGAGTTTTTCAAGGTGAATGACAGAAAGCTGGAAGCCCTGATTAACGCTACCATGAACGATATGCAGAAGGCTGAGATTGCTGTTCTTCGAATGGCAAATGACCAGTACCGCAAAGTGATTTACAATGCCCAGGTATATGCAAACACCGGAGCCGGTACCTATGAGAAAGCTGTGGATATGGCTACAGAGGATTTTGTAAAGGCTGGTTTAAACTGTGTACAGTACGCCAACGGTGCGAGACATACACTTGCCGATTACGCGGATATGGCAATCAGAACAGCCAGCAAAAGGGCATACCTTCAGGGAGAAGGGCTGAAGCGCCAGGAATGGGGAATATCTACAGTGATTATGAATAAGCGTGGAAATCCCTGTCCTAAGTGTCTGCCTTTTGTAGGTAAGGTGCTGATTGATGATGTGTGGAGCGATGGTCCAAAAGACGGAAAGTCCCCAGTTACCGGAATCAAGTATCCACTCATGAGCAGTGCCATAGCCGCAGGCCTGTACCATCCGCGCTGCAAAGATAGCCACACTACATATTTCGAAGGAATCAGCACCCCGCCAGAGAAGAGCAGGTATACCAAAGCGGAGTTGAATGAACTGGTACGGAAGCAGGAACAGGAAAACCGGCAGCAGTATGCAAAGAGGCAGGAAAAGAAGTTCGGTAGGCTGGCAGATTTTTCCCTGGATTCGGAGAACAAAAAGAAGTATGAGCAGAAACAAAATGAGTGGAAATCCGTTGCAAATGATGCGGACTCTGCTATAATGATATCAGGAGCCAGAATCACAGATATATTCAGTGAAGAGGCAGAAAACTTTGCAGAGATGTACTACAAAGAGGTCAGGAGTTTTTCTACTGACGCGAAGAAGATTGCTGAAAATCTGGGAAAAGAAGAATCTGATATAGCAAAGATAAAGGCATATCTTTTTGAAGATGAATCGTTGTTTGATCCGGATTTAAAGGCATACCGCAGATTTGATCCTGATTGTGCCATAGCTCAGAGTTGGCAACGGCTTATGACAGGAAAAGACATTAAGCCACATGACCGCACTTTAATAGAGCATGAGCTTCTTGAAATGAAAATAAAAAGAGAAAATCCTGATATGGAGCACTGGAAAGCACATGAGCTGGCCACTGAAAAATTTGATTACCCGAAGGAGGCGTTAGAATATTATGGTAATCTTGAAAAACATAAAAAAGACAAATAATATGATTTCTGCCGACTATTACCCAGAGGGGAAAGAACCTAAAGGTTTTATGAGAATTGAGGATGGAAAAGTTACAGAACATGAAAATGCAAGTTCTTTCGCAGCACCGCATGTTCGGAATGAACTGAAACGTTTGGCGAAAATGGAGAACCCACCAACAGAGAAAACGGTTTTATGGTACTAAATACCACCAGTCAGAAACGGCTAGTGGTATTTTTATACTCAAAAATATCAATACAGTTATAAAAACAATGATAGCACGCCATAAGACGTGTTATTTTTGTGCTTATTTTTAAGAAAGAGAGGATGAAGAAAATGATATTTGCAGAAGCATTAAAGACTATGAAAGGTGGAAGGGGAGTAAAACTTCCATCATGGGGAGGATATTGGTGGTGGGATGAAGAATCTCAGACAATCCTTATGTACACAAAAGATGGTGGCTGTATGGACATAAGAGAAACACAGAATGTCGAGTATACAATTCAGAATATTCTTTCTGACGAATGGATTGTTGCAGATGGTCAGAATTGTCCGATTCTTGGAGGAGAGGCAGCATTCTCTTTCGGTGAAGCCATTAAGTACCTGAAAAGAGGCATGAAAGTAGCAAGAAAAGGATGGAATGGAAAAAATCAGTACATTCAGCTTGCTACTGGTATTTCATATAAGACAGCAACTGGTAAGATTATAAACTGCGAGCATGAAGCTATTGGGAATAAAGCGATTGCATTTGTTGGAACATCGGGTGTTCAGATGGGATGGCTTGCATCACAGGCGGATATGCTGGCAGATGATTGGGTAATTGTGGAGGAATAACAACATGGAGAATGAAGAATTTCTGAGATTATGTAAAGCAAAAGTTGCAGAGTATACCAATAGTCACATGGATGTTACAGACCGGCAGCAGGTGACTGTACATGATGTGTATGTGGTATGGAGCTGTAAGACCTTGCAGAACAACAAGGCACTGCTTAGCACTACGGTACCAGATGGCATGTACTATGAGCTGACATATAACGGTGATAAGAACGAACTGTATATGGATGCCTATAAGAAGTTTGAAAACAGATGCTTCAAAATGTAGGAGGAAGAAAATGAAAAGAAGAGCAACCAAAAGAATTGCAGTATTAATGGCACTGGTAATCCTGGTGTGTTTTGTAGCTACGGGTTGCACAGAAGCTGATCAGGTGAGTGCGAATATTTCACAGGAGGCAGATAACTTCAATGTAACCAGAAAACTTACTGTTTTGAATGCCAGAACAGATACAATCCTGTTGGAATTGACTGGAACATTTGCACTGAAGAATAACTCTTCAAATGAACTGGAAGTAATTATTGAGACCGCAGAAGGGAAGTACCAGAAAGACTATGTTTATTTGAATGACTATACCATGTATGTAGTTGAAGACATTTCTGGATCGGATGTGGACAAGTACCATTATGAGATTAATTTTCTTCCACAGTGGGGATTTAAAGTCACACATAATGATTAAATTTGTGCCGGCGCAAGAGGAGGTAAAGACAATGAAAACTGTAGTAATTGAAGGTAAGGATCTGTTGTTCACACTTTTTAAACTTGCATTTTATATTTGGATAGGGATGTGGAATGTGAGGATTTTGCTGGTAGCAGTTAAGATGGTGATTGCGGTAGGTGTATATTCAACTTACTTTGCGGTAATTTTAGTTTCGGTTTATGGGATTTATTCTGCTTTCAGAGGGCTTAAGAAGACAGTTGCCAAAACAATAAGGAGGTGGTTATTTGAAGGTGATAGTGCAGCACAACTTCCGTGACAAAGAAAATGACTTGGTTCTTCGCACAGCCGGGGAAGAACTGGAAGTGTCCCGGAAAAGAGCAGAGTATCTTGCAAATCTGCAGCTGGTAAAGACCGTTGAAGATCAGAAAGGCGGTGATCCAAGATCTCCCATTGAGGCGCAGGGTTAAGCGTCTTATTTTTACGTCCAAACACGATATGACGCAAAAAGGTGCGTGGCCAGTGACACTGATGACAATGGAAGACATAAGAGCGACACTCTCAAAACGGAAAGGAGTCCAGAAATGGAAAATAACAATACAGCAACTCAGAACCCTGATACTCAGCAGACTGCGGCTCAGAGCAATCAGCAGAGTACACCTGCAATTGACTATGGAAAGATTCAGCAGATGTTGGATGGAACACTGGCTGCGAAAGAAGATACAGCCCTGAAAGCCTACTTCAGGCAGCAGGGATTATCACAGCAGGAAGTGGAGCAGGCAATTACCGCATTTAAAGAACAGAAAGCGGCAAACCAGCCGGATGTTATCGGGATGCAAAACCAGATTACAGAAACACAGGCACAGCTTGTTGCATCTCAGAAAGCTGCTCAGGCGGCACAGGTGGAATCTGCAGCCACAATGATGGCAGTTTCCCTGGGAATCGAAGCAAAGACAATTCCATATATCCTTAAAATGGCTGATTTAAGCCAGGTTGTGGGAGAAGATGGAAACATCAATGAGGAAACCTTGAAAACAGCTGTAAACAAGGTGCTGGAAGACGTTCCGGCACTGAAACCACAGGCTGATGGAAAGACCGGATTTACCCAGGTAGGAACCGGCGGTAATCCGGCACAGCATCCGCAGCAGACTACAACAAACCAGACAGCAGTGCCAACAAAGCGTTGGAACCGTTGGAACTAAAAAAGAAAGAAGGTATAAGATATGGCATTGAATTATGCAGAACAGTGGAGTCCGGAGCTCCTTGAAATCCTGATGCAGGGAACCCTGACCTCTCCATTTGTAACCAGTAATGTTAGATGGCTTGACGCCAAAACTTTTCATTTTACCCAGATGAGTACATCTGGATATAAAAACCATAGCAGAAAAGGTGGCTGGAACGTCGGTTCTTATGAACAGAAAGATGTACCGTACACACTGACACATGACCGTGATGTTGAGTTCATGGTAGATAAGGCAGATGTTGATGAGACAAATGCTACAGCTTCTATCCAGAACATTTCCAGAGTATTCGAACAGACATGGGTAGTTCCGGAAACAGATGCACTGTTTTTCTCCAAAGTTGCCCAGGCAGCCCAGAAGACAGAAGGCTATCATGGATCCACAGAAATTTCCACATATACTAAGGCAAAAGTCTTTGGAATGCTGAAAGATATCCTTGCAAAAGGAAAACTCAGAAGATACAAAGCGAACGGATCTCTGCTCATGTATGTTCGTAGTGAGATCATGGATGCCTTGGAGCAGTCCACAGAGTTCACTCGTAAGATCGAAATGACTCAGATCGCAGAAGGCGGTCTTGGCATTGAGACCAGAGTAACAGACATTGACGGGGTGCCGATCATGGAAGTAATTGATGATGAGCGATTCTATGATGCATTTAACTGGGAGCCTGAAAATGGTGGATTTGAACCACAGAAAAAGGTAACTGCTGGAAGCGGTGTTGAAGCAGTGACCGGTGCGCACAAGATTAACGTACTTGTTGCTTGTGGCCAGACCTGTAAGACTGTACCGAAGATCAACAGCATCTATTATTTTGCACCTGGCGCACATACAAAAGGTGACGGATATCTGTATCAGAATAGATCTTTCTCCGATGTATTTGTATTTCCCAATGGCCGTGATGGCAAAATCGACAGCATTTATGTGGATGTTGATACTGCAGAGGTTGGTGCCTGATAAGGGGTGAAAAAATGTCTTATGAACCATATGCAACCCCAGAATACTATACGGATACTTACGGCGGAACCCTGATTTTAGAAAATGACATTGGGAGAGCTCTGCAGATTGCGTCTCGGCACATTGATTCCCTGACCTACAACCGGATTGTAGGCCGGGGATTTTCCAGCCTGACACAGTTTCAGCAGGATATCATTCAGGATGTTGTCTGCCAGCAGGCAGATTTTGAAACCGAGAATGCAGATGAGATCAATTCGATACTTTCAAGCTACAGCATTAACGGTGTATCCGCCCAGTTCGGCAGCAGCTGGAACATATTCACAGACAAAGGCGTGGCAATGAAAAGAGATCTGTATGCACTGCTGTGCCAGACTGGGCTGTGCTGCAGATTAGCGAGGTGAGCTATGAAATATCCATGTTTAGTACCCAAAAGGCTTTGCAGGACGGATATCAGCTTAGTGATGGAACAGGAAGGGCGGGATAAATACGGGGAGCCTCTTCCGTGTTTTGAATATTCCGGGAAATGTAATTACCAGGACAAAGCAAAGACAATCTTCACAGCTGACAAGAAAATGGTTCAGATTACCGGATCTGTATTATTCCCGGGAGATATCTGCCCAGAGCTTCCGGTAATATCTGGCGGTACAGCAACCATATTTGGCATCAAGAGAAAGATCCAGGAGGCCAGGAAAGCCAGAAATCCGGACGGTACCGTAAATTACACGGAGGTGCTTCTGATATGATCAAGGTCAATTCGACTGTTAAACTTAACTTTCCGAAGATCAATCAGCTGACACAGGCACAGGTGGCAGCCCTGGAGCAGACAGCAGAAGATTTACATACAGAAGTTGAGCAGGCACAGGTGTTTCCAAGAGATACCGGTGCTTTGCAGAATGAGAGTACTTTTGTAGATACATCTGAAAGCAGTCACGGAAAAGCAAGTATCATATCCAGTACGCCTTATGCCAGACGCCTGTATTTTCATCCGGAATTTCATTTTAAAAAGGATGAAAACCAGAATGCAAAAGGCAAATGGTACGAGGACTGGCTTCCAGGTGGAAAAAATGCTGATTTTGCAGTGGAAGCATTCAAGGAAAACTACAGGAGGCTGGCTGGTTTATGACGTTATCGGATATCAGAGATTATATTGAGACGCTCACACAGGGGACTGTGTATGTTGGACCAATTCCGGATAAGCCGGAAAAAATAGTTGGTGTTTATAACAGTAAACACCAGCATGAGTATAAGGTGGCAATCGGCGGCCCTCAGCTGGAGTCCTACGGCACGAAATACGTCACTTTGCTGGTACACTGGAATAAATCCCAGCGTGAGACCGAAAAAGCTGGAAAAGCCTTATTTGAAGCTGTTAGAGCTACCAGAAATGCAACTGTAAACGATGAAACTATTAAATTTATCCTGCCAGTTTATGAGCTTCAGGATATAGGCGTAGATGATTTTGGTATCTACGAGATGGTTATAGAACTGGCTGTGATTTTTGAAAAGAAAGGAAATAAGGATGAAGAATAAAATTGTGATGAACCTTCAGCTGTTCGCAGCTTCCAAGACTGGCGTATATCCATGCTACGAGAACCAGTTCCAGATAGACACAGCAGCATCAGGCGGCACTGCTTCACTGAAAAATATTGCAGACTGTGAAACTTTTTCCGTATCTTTTGACAATGGAGTGGAAGAGTGGAACCCATATGATACAGAAGGATGGACCAGACGTTTAATGACATCCAAGAGCGTTACAATTTCAGTAACTGCAAAACGTAATGTCGGGGATGCCGGAAATGATTTTGTTGCAGGACTGGCATGGAAGAACGGAAGAAATGCGGAAGCTGATACTCAGTGGACTTTCCCGGATGGCACTGTTGTGAAGTTTACAAAAGCAGTTATCAATGTGAAGAATACTGGATCCGGGGATTCCACAGCTGTAGCACCTCTTGAATTCGATATTATGAGCAATGGAAAACCGGAGATTACACCAGCCGCATAGTAAATACAGCTTTTAGCAAGAAAAAGGAGAAAACAAATGGCAAAATGTATTGATATTACAGAGAAATTAAGCTTTGATAAAAATCCTGCCCTGATTATCAAGGGCAGAAAATTCATAGTAAATGCAGATGCGGGCACTATGCTTGAAATCATGGGATTGTTTAAAGAAGGCTCTTCTGATACAGAAGCGACAGTTGCGGCCTATGAAAAACTGTTCAGCGAAAAAGACCGTAATGAGATTAAAAAAATGCGTCTGCCTTTCAAAGATCTTATGATCGTTATCCAGACCGCAATGGATCTGATCCAGGGAGAAGAAGACCAGGGAGAGCAGTGACCCGTACTATGATTTGATAGATGATTTTGATCTGATCGTATCATCGTTTCAATCACAGTACGGGTTACGTCTTTCTAAGGAACTGCCTGCCGGGATGTCCTGGGACGAGTTCACGGATCTCTTATCCGGAATCAGTCCGGACACAGCTCTTGGCAGGATTGTAGCAATTCGTGCAGAAGAGGATGAAGAGATCCTGAAGCATTTCACCCCGGAACAGCGCCGGATTCGCCGCGAATGGAGAAATAAACAGGCTATGAAGGTTTCAGAGGAAGACAGAGATAAATTCCTGGAGGCTATGAAACAGGCATTTATTGATATGGCAGGAGGTGTGAATGGATAAAGAAAAGGTAAAATGCCCCTTCTGCGGACACGAACAGAAAGTACAGTACACCCCGGACGCAAAATGCCGGGGCGTTTTCATCCGGTGCCAGGGGCGCCATTGTAAAAAAGAATTTGAAATAAAGATTAACCAGGACAAGTAGTGCCATGTGTCGATGTCCTCATGATAGAGGCAGGTGGCATATATGGCAACAAGCATCGCTGGAATTTCATTTGATTTATCATTTGATGGTAGCAAAATGCTTGCAAGCATCAATGATTCTTGCAAAAAAGTAAAAGATAGATTTAATCAGAGCTTTTCACAGGCCGCAAAGAAATCAACAGAAGCGATCAAAACTGGGAATACGGAAATTGATAAAATTCTCAGCCAAACGGCGCGTTCTGCTAAGTCTAAGGCTGCAGCTATTGCATCTGTTTATAAAAAAGAAGGTGAGTCTGCCAGTGAGGCGTTTCGAAAAGCTTGGCTCTTAATTGAAAGAGATAGCAAAAGCGGTTCGGGAGAAGTAAAGAAACACATAAAGGGAATTGGAAGCCAATTCAAAAAAACATCTTCTGAAATTGAGGATGATGCTTCATCATTAAAGACTCGGGTAAGCGGGATAGGAACGCTCACAAGAAAACTAGGGAGCTTGTTAGTTGGTGCATTTGCAGTTAAGAAGCTGACTGATTTCGGAAAGTCGTGCCTGGAGCTTGGCTCAGATCTGGCAGAGGTTCAGAACGTTGTAGACGTTACATTTCCGAACATGACCACACAGGTTGATAAATTTGCCAAAAGTGCAGCCCAGAGCTTTGGACTTTCTGAGACTATGGCAAAGCAGTTCACCGGTACCTTCGGGGCAATGGCGAAAGCCTTTGGATTTTCCGAGGAACAGGCTTATAACATGGGGTCCAGCCTTACCAAGCTGGCAGGTGATGTAGCGTCTTTCTATAATCTGTCACAGGATGAAGCCTACACCAAGCTGAAATCCGTTTTCACAGGCGAAACGGAATCTTTAAAAGATCTTGGCGTAGTCATGACTCAGACCGCCCTTGACAGTTATGCTCTGGCGAACGGTTTCGGGAAGACAACGGCGAAGATGTCAGAAGCCGAAAAGGTAGCGTTAAGGTATTCCTTCGTACAAAACCAGTTGGCAGCAGCCCAAGGGGATTTTGCAAGGACCTCAGGATCCTGGGCAAACCAGGTAAGGATTCTTACTCTGCAGTTTGACTCCCTGAAGGCTACAATTGGCCAGGGACTGATAAATATTTTCACTCCGGTTATCAGAGTGATCAACACGGTAATCGGAAAACTAATTACTCTGGCAAACGCCTTTAAATCGTTTACAGAGCTGATTACCGGTCAGAAATCCAGTAACAGTGCTTCCGGACAGATTTCAGCTATCGGAAGTGCGGCAGCAGGCGCAAGCACGGGAATGGACGATGCAGCCAGTTCAGCAGATAATCTTTCCAGTGCTAATAATGGTGTGGCCAGCTCAGCAAAGAAAGCAGCTGAGAAAATGCGTGCCCTTATGGGCTTCGACCAGATCAATAAACTGGACAGTAATACATCCAGCGACAGTTCAACGCCAAGTTCTGGAAGCAGTATGGGAACGTCTGGCATCGGCGGAACTGGAGTTGATTTTGGAAATCTGTCCCGGGGAGAAACTGTCATAGATAAAACAGACAAAAAGATGTCCGGGTTGTTAAAACGCTGCAAAGAGCTGGTAGCAGTATTCAAAAAAGGCTTTAAGATAGGATTTGGTGATTCTGAAAAGAGAATCAGTTCCATTACGGAAAATATTAAGAATATCGGGAAAACTCTGAAAGAAATATTTACAGATCCGGATGTTGTGAAAGCAGCAAATGATTGTGCCAATTTTCTTGCGCTGTCGTTTGGAAAGATGATAGGTTCATTTGCCAGTATTGGAATAACGATTGCGTCCAATCTTACTGGCGGGATTGAAGGATACCTTTCTAAAAGCAGTAGCTATATACGATGTAAATTAGTGTCTCTGTTCAATATTGCAGGAGACATTGCATCACTTGCCGGGGATTTCTGGACGGCATTTGCTGATATATTTTCTGTATTCGCTGGATCAGAAGGACAAGGGATTACCGCAGATATCATTGGCATTTTTACAGATGGATTTCTTGGTGCAATAGAGATCGGAGCACAGTTCATAAAGGATATTGAAAGCGTTGTAGTTACTCCTGTAGTACAGAATGCGGAGAAAATTAAACAAACAATTGAGAGTCTCCTCGTTCCGATTCAGACCGTGCTTGATACTTTACATCAGTCAGTGATAGATACCTTTTCCAAGATTTCAGAAGTATATGAAACGTATATTAGCCCGTTTATAACATCTGTTGCACAGGGAATATCTGATATCGTACAGATTTTTCTGGATGGCTGGAATTCTAATATTTCACCTGTTCTTGATAATCTGGCCGAGAAGTTTTCAACAGTGTGGCAGGAACATATACAACCAGCTCTTGACGGAATCATTACACTTGTTGGGAAAGTATTTGAAAATCTGCAGGCACTCTGGGAGACATTATTACAGCCATTGATTGAGTGGATTATCAACAATATCATGCCAGTTATCGGACCGGTACTACAGGGAATTGGAGACCTTTTCCTGGATCTGCTGTCAGTAGCCGGGGACGTAATCAGTGGAATAACAGATGTGCTTGGTGGCTTTATTGATTTTTGCACAGGGGCATTTACAGGTGATTTTTCGAAATGCTTCCAGGGCTTAAAAGAAATCATGGAAGGCTTCAAAACGATTGCAGATTCTGTGGTCGATTTTCTACAGAAAAATGTATTTCGGCCGTTTGATGAGTATATTGCAAATATATTTGCAACAGACTGGTCGAAAAATTTCGGCATTCTGGGTGGCGTACTCAACGGATTCTTAAAGAGCGGAAAAGATACAATCAGAGATATCCAGAAAGTATTTGGCGGATTAAATGATTTTGTATCAGGAGTATTTTCGGGGAACTGGGAAAAGGCCTGGACAGGAATTAAGAGTATTTTTGTTGGAGTGTTCAGAGGGCTTTCCGATATTGCCAAAACACCTATTAACGCTATTATTGGCGGATTTAACAGTGTTCTGGGAACTGTAAACGGACTTATTAATAAAGTGAACAATATCCGCTTTAAAATCACTGTCCCAGACTGGATTCCTGGGATTGGAGGAAACTGGTGGGGCTTTAACGGCTTTAGCATTCCAACTATAGGAACGATTCCAATGCTTGCCAATGGTGGTTTCGTAAAAGCTAACACGCCCCAGCTTGCAATGATTGGTGATAACCGGCACCAGGGAGAGATTGTTTCTCCGGAGGACAAGCTTCAGGAAATGGCATTAAAGGCAGCGGCTCTGGCAGCAGGTGGTGCAAATGATGCTGAACTGCTGGCAGTTCTGAAACAGATCCTGGCGTTTTTGCAGAATACGCCGATTGTTGCGTTGGATCCGGAATCACTAAGAAAATATTTTATCCGAAAAACCAACCAGAACACAAAAGCAACCGGAAAACCAGAACTGCTTGTGTAAGGAGGCATTATGGCAAAGAAAATATTGTGGTCAGGGAGCACGGTGCTCCCCTCTCCGGTATCGATATCTGTAAATGATCAGATTATCTGGAGTGCGAACACGGGCCGTAGTGCTTCTGGAAGCATGATCGGTGATGTGGTTGCAGAAAAGAAAGATATAGCTATAAAGTGGGGCATTCTCACAGAAACAGAGCTTGCAGCTATAAAAAAGATTATGGTTGCAGGCTTTTTTCCTATCTCTTTTCATGACGATGGGATAGATTTGACGATTACCACATATCGGGGAAACCTGACCAAAGAGGTGCTGGGGTATATCGGAGATGGGATTTTTTACTATAAATCAGCATCAGTGAGTATCATTCAAAAATAGGAGGAAACCAAAATGTTAAAAGGAACAAAATCAACATCCATGAATTTCAACAGCATGATCAACGACAAATCAGCTGTCTATATGTCTGCTCAGATTCCTGTAAACGGTAGTGCAAGCATCACTATTACCGTCCAGGACCGTGACCTGTACGAGGCAAACAAGACACAGTGCAGAAAAGACATTGAAGCATTTAACCAGTTAGTCTATGCGGCTGAGGACGAGCGTGTAACAGGAGGTACCGCAGATGAAACTGAAAAATAAAGACATATTAAATTTTGTCAATGGCTGTGCTTCCTTAAGGGAGAAGCGGCTGCCGGTAAAGCTTGGCTATGCGATCAAGAAGAACCTGGCAGCAGTCAGTGATGCAGCCAATGCCTATGATGCAGAGCGCCAGGAACTGCTCGAGAAATACGCAGCAAAAGGCGGAGATGGAAAGTTCCTGGTTGAGAACGGGCAGTATTCCATCGAGGACAAAGAGGGCTTTGCAAAAGACCTGGATGAGCTCCTGGCGATTGAGACAGAGGTTGGGATTCATACTGTTTCTGAGGAAGAGATTGAGAAATGTGATGATCCACGTTATGATGCCCTGACAGTGGCTGACCTGGAAACACTTGAGATCATGACTGAGTAGGAGGTGGTCCTGTGTATCAGTCTTCAGAAGCTTTTGGAAACCTGGTACTACAGGATTCCCGAACTTTTAAAGCACTCATCACTTATGATGATGTATCCATAACAAATGCCAAAAGCATTAAGTTTACTGGCGGAGCAGAAGGGGAGGATGATTTTTCCCTTGGCTCCACAGTGAGCCAGTACGTTACCATCACAATTCCGGATCCGGGAAAAGCCATTGAGGGGCATGAGCTCCTGGTCCAGATCGGAATGGAAGTGAATGGTCTGGTGGAATACATCCCCATGGGATATTTCACGCCTGGAAAACCATCCAGAAATGAAGAACAGATTGAGTTTACAGCTTATGACCGGATGATGAAAACAGAGCGTGCATTCTCTATGGATGGAGACAGTACGGATACGGCGGCAGTTCTGAAAAGAATCCAGGAAATCACAGGGGTGATGGTTGTAACAGACGGTCTTTCCGGCATTTCCATGAAAGTTCCGAAAGGTTACAGCTGCAGGGAGGTTCTTTCTTACGCAGCACAGCTTCATGGCCGTTTTGCAGTATGTAACAGAAACGGACAGATTGAACTGCATAGCTACGTGGACAGCGGTTATACGGTCAGCACCGGCAGATACTGGGATTCTTTTGAACATAACGATTACCTGTTCCAGGTGGAAAAGCTTACCTGTTACACTGGCCAGGATGAAGAAGGGAAAGATGTTTCTGTTTCATCTGGAGACGGACCAAGGGCAGTGATCTTTTCCAATCCGTTTATGACACAGGATACCCTGGACAAAGTGATGGATTCCCTGAAAGGTTTTTCCTATATGCCAGGTTCCCTACGGATGATGGGAGACCCACGGCTGGATCCGTGGGACGTCCTCACCGTGGAAGACAGAAAAGGGGGCTCCTACAAGGTTCCACTGATGAAACTGGAAAGGGAGTATGATGGCGGTTTTACGGATTCTGTGGAGGCTGTAGGTTTATCAGAAGATGAAACAAATGCAAACTGGAAAGGTCCTGCCACAAAAGAAATGGAGCGGTATTATGCACAGCTGGTGATGATCGACCACGCTATGATCAACAAGCTGGATGTGGATACTGCCAATTTGAAATTTGCAACAATCCAGAATCTGAATGCGGTCAATGCGACGGTACAGAACCTGGATGCAGAGTTTGGAAGCTTCAGGGATCTGACTGCTACAAATTTTACTGCCGCCAATGCAAAGATCAATATCCTGGATTCCAGTTATGCCAATATCAAAACTCTGCTTGCTGGTGGTGCCGGTGTGGGGGATTTGCAGAACATCCACCTTACTTCCCAGAATGCTGTGATTGACTCTGCACTGATCAGAACTGCAGTTATGCAGACGGTTTCAGTTGGAGATCTTTTAAGTGGCACCATTTCCACCAATAAATTTATGATCACATCTGATGATGGCGGGATTAAGATCCAGGGGGCAACCCAGCAGTGGAGGGACATAGATGGAACCGTCCGGATGCAGGCTGGCAGGGATGCAAACGGTGATTTTACCTTTTCCCTGTTCGATAAGACCGGAAAAGGGATTCTGCTGGATGCCTCAGGCGTGAAGCCTGGAGCTATCGCAGATGGTCTGATCGTGAATAAGATGGTGGCGGATAACGCAGCCATTGCCGGCACTAAGCTGGATATCCCTTCGGTGGTGTCGGCTATCAATGGCAGCTCCCAGAGTATCAAGAGCAGCCGGATCTGGTTTGACGATCAGAACCAGAGCCTGAACCAATTATACAGCCAGATGAATACCAACATTGTCAGTGCTTCTACAACTGCATCCAATGCCGCCAGTACCGCAAATGCCGCCAGCAACACGGCAAATGCAGCTTCTGACGCGGCGAAGAAAGCCCTGGACACTTTGTCCGGGATTTCCACCCTGGATGCAATCGGGGCTTCCCTGGACAATGATGCGCATGTGGTCCATACCTACACGGATGGTTCCGGTGGGGATTACAGCAGCTGTCATACCACTTTTTCCGTGTATCTGGGCGATACGGATGTTTCCGATCGCATTGACCAGATTACGGTGAAAGCTTCTGAAGGAGTAAACGGTACCTGGAACCCGAAAACCAGAACGTATCAGGTCACAGCAATGACTTCTGACAACGGCTACGTGGATATTTCGGGGCTTTATGGACTGGAAGGGAAAGTTCTTCTGGTCGGTGGAAAAGGGCTTGTTGTAGGCGGTAAAACGCTTGTTGTAAAGTCAATGGGCTCCTGGATCACCAAGAGATTTTCCATCAGCAAGGCAAAGGACGGAAAGATTGGTCTCAGTTATGACCTTCGTGTCAGCAGCCAGGTGATCCGGAAACAAAAGGACGGAAAGACTCTGGTTCCGGAAAGCGTGACTTTCTCAGCATTTAAGAATGACAATGGGATCATCAGCAGCTATTCCGGAATTTTTCAGATTGAGGAATCAAAAGACAATGGAAAGACCTATGTTTTGAAGTATGGTTCTTCATCTGCTGAGATCATGAAGATATATGCTCCCTCCGGAGCTGACGTGAACATGATCCGCTGTACCTTATATGATGCGTCAGGAGCCCAGAACCTGGATACCCAGACCGTCATGCTTCTGGCGGATGCGGAAGGTCTGGCTGATGATATCAAAGCCGCCCAGAACACCGCAGACCAGGCAAAAGCTGCCATTGTCACGACAAACCAGAAAGTAGCCAACATTGAGACAAGCGTGGATGGTTTAAAGATGAATCTGTCCGAGACGACTACAGACCTCCACGGTCTGGTGGGAAATTCACTTCTGTACAATGTCCGCTATCATGATAATGAAGACGGCACTACAACTGTGACTGCAGTTGTGTACCAGAATGGAAGCGAGGTCACAAAGAATTATCCGGCAGCATGGTTTTCCTGGCGTAAAAAGACTGAAAGCGGTGAGAGCTTCCTGGGATACGGCTACAGTATCAAAGTAAAGAATGAAGATTACATGTTTGGCGGTGTGGTGATCGGACGATTTACCACATACAAGACTGCAGCACTCATAGTAGGCGGCAAACTCCTTGTGATCGGAGGGAAAGCTGTCAATCTGAATGTAGATGCGGTATGAAGAAAGGAGATTAAGCTATGGCATTACCACAAGACGGCCAGGACGCAAACGGCCTCACAAAAGTAACACAGATTCCCGCAGGGAAAGAATTGATGTTCATCGATCCCACCACGAATGAGGGTGGGATTATTACGTTAGAGGATTTGACGAAGCAGATTTTGAATGGACTCGCTTCACAGGCATTTGCCCTTGATGCCGGACAGATGACACTTCTAGCGGCACTCAACAAATTAAATAGTGATCTCACAGCGAAAGTTTATGCATATACTCCATCGTTTAGTTGGTCAAAAGGAACTGTGAATCCTACTGTTGAAAATATAACTGCTTATTTTTCACAATACGGAAAAGTATGTTTTGCCTACGTTAGATATAATATTACTGATTTAGGAATTTTTAATAAAGAATCATTTCTTGAAATAACTTTACCAAGTGATATAACTTCTCTGGTAACCAGTGTAAGCTTGGTAAGTCCTTATCAGATTGTTGGAAGTAATACTACTCTTGGAACTAGAATTTCAAGCAATAAAGTTATTATTGTTGATGGGGTAGGCGGCAATTATTCAGCAGAATATATTCGAAAAGGTTATCAAGGATTTTCTGTTTTCTTCATTACTAAATAATTCACTATTTGTAGATGTTTACGGAAATGTAATTCTTCAAAGATTTTATACTGCAGATGGAAAACTTCGTTTAAGGTATAAATGGACAACGGGGGAGTGGAAAAACTGGTCTTGATCGTACAATATAAAATTGTCATAAAATGATCATTTTATCCGATTCTTTTACAAGAGACCCAAACACCACTTGATTTATATGCTATGGTAATCTGTGTAGAATTGGCACAAAGTAAACAGGCGTCAGAACCTCCGCTGCTTGGTAAAAATATTCCAAAAGACCATGATGGAATTTTTTCACCTGTACTACCCACATCAATACCAGTGCTACCTATTGATATTAATTTAGCTTTATTTCCATCCGGTAATTGTGTAATGTTTTCTGTCTTTCGTGATAATGAGTCACTATTTTGTTTGCTGGAGCTTATAGGAAAAAGTAGCTTCCTTACCATGATACCGATTATACTTGTGGTAAGGAGGTGATACTTTTATGACAGAAAATTTTATAAAAAATGTGGTAGCAGCTATGCAGGACAGTTTGACAGATGAACAATTACAGAAATTGGAAAACGTATTGGCAATTAATCTACACGGATTGGAAGTAAAAGAGGAATGTACGCAATTAGTAACATCAGAGAGGCATTGGGAAAGAATTCTGAAAATGTACATAGCCAGTAAGCGCTTGGAAAATTGTGCGGAATCTACTATGATTGCTTACAAACGGTGTATTTCAATGTTGTTTATAGGACTGAATAAGAAAATCCATGAGATAACTACTAACGATTTGAGATATTATCTTGCCATGTACCAGGAACAAAGAAAGATTTCTCTGTCATATTTGGAGACTCTTAGGCACTATATAAGCAGTTTCTTTACATGGGCTACGGATGAAGGCTACATCAATCGGGATCCTTCCAGGAGACTGCGAAGGGTGAAAGTACCTCAGAAGCTTAAGAAACCATATACTGCAGAAGAAAGGGAACATCTTAAAGATATAGCCAAAACAGAACGAGACGTGGCCATCATGGAGCTACTTTACAGTACTGCTGGGCGTATTGGAGAGGTAGTATCAATCAATCGCGAAGATGTTGATTTTCCTAACCGTGAAATTGTGATATATGGACAGAAGGGAAAGAAAGAACGCAAAGTGTATCTTACGGAGGGGTGCATATATCATTTGAAGAAATACCTGGCAAGCCGAACAGATGACAATCCAGCTTTATTTGTTGTAGATCGGAAACCTTATAGCCGACTGCAAAGGGAAGCGATTCAAACAATGTTACGCAAGCTTGGAATAGAAGCCGGAATACATGCACATCCGCATAAGTTCCGGCGAACACTGCTTACTGATGCAGGAACCAGAGGTATACCGTTGCAGGAGATACAAGCCTATGCCGGTCATGCCAAACCAGATACAACAATGTTATATGTATCAGTTAAAGATGAAACAGTGAAAGCTTCATTTATGCGATTAATGGCATAAGGCAACTTGCAAATAGGCGAAAAAATGGCCAGCTGAAAAGGTGGCTTGGGAAAACATTGTCTGTTAAGGATTGGATAGACATTTATAGCGAAAAGGAAGGCGGCATATAAAATAGTGACTCGCCAAAAGGTATTCTGAACCATATTGCATCAAAGACTAATGTAGGAGTTATCAGTGTAGATGTATCAAAAATTGATACAGAAGGAAATTCAATTCCTTTCATGCTGTGCTTTTGCGATTGGACTACAGGAAGAACGGAAATCTCTATCGGATGCTACAGAGGAAATGAAAAAAAACAACAGCCTAAGGTTATAGTTGGAGAAACTACCATAAATTCCGTTACATGTGATGGGACAACATTGGAAGTACAATTTAGACAATTTTCGTATATTGCATTGTATTATTAGAATCCTCTTGAAGGAATGTCACCAGACTCCCTTAAATCGTATAATTTCTCACTATTTTGTTGGTTTAACTAATAAGAACCCATGCTAAAGGGCACCTCCAAAGGTGTCTTTTATTATGGATTTTTATCCGGAAAGGAGGAAAAACCAGATGATATTCGAACAACCAGTCAATATATACTCGCAGGATTATGTACTGAAGCGTTTCCAGTCAAATGAAACAGCTGTCCAAGTAGTCAGAGGAAAGCTCTCTGCACTGATCAGCGAGTCAGAATTGATTGAACTGCAGAACAGCAAGGCAACCATGTACAGTAAACTTGCATCAGCCGTACTGGATATAAACAGCCTTCAGCTGCAGTTTTCCGATATCAGCAGTAAATACGATACCGTAATCGGTCAGTACAGTTCCCTGGATGCAAAAGTAGCAGATTACAAAGCAGGCCTAGACGGACTCTCAGTAAATCTGACCAACCTTAGTACCAGGATAAACAATGACTATTCCACGACTACGGCAATGAATGCAGCCATTAAAGCCAGTGTGGATGGGCTGTCCAGTACTGTCTCACAGACTTATGCGACGACGCAAAATGTTAAATCTTCACTGGCGGAAGCGGATACCAATGCAAAGAAATATGCAGACAGTGCACAGAACACCGCAATAAGCCAGGCACAGCAAGACGCAACGTCCAAGGCAGATGCAGCAGAATCCAATGCAAAAGCAGATACAGCCAATAAACTGAAGAATTATTCCACTACTGTAGCCATGAATTCTGCAATCAAGCAGATGGCTGACAGTATAACACTCAGCGTTTCCAAGACCTATGCGACAGGAGCAGATCTCTCAGCTGGTTTATCCAGCACAGACCAGAAGGCTAAAAACTATGCGGACAATGCCTTACAATCAGCGGATAAATCAGCAAAGGGATATGCGGATGCTGCACAAAGTGCAGCGGTAAAAGCTGCGAATGCAAATACAGAAGAACTTCTGAAATCGTATCCGACTGTAACCGCTATGGAATCAGCCATTAAGCAGAATGCAGATTCCATCACAGCATCTGTTTCAAAGACTTATGCAACTAAGGAGGGGCTGAGCGACGCCAGTACAAAGATATCAAATCTAGAGACCTGGAAGTCCCAGGCCGCACTGAAGATCACAGATTCTGCAATCGTCAGCACCGTAACCAGTTCCACATCCTGGAGCAAAAAGGCAGACAAGGCCAGTCTGATCTCCCAGATCAACCAGTCTGCAGAAAGTATTTCCATCAGTGCCAGTAAGATCAATTTAAACGGTGTGGTAACGGCTAATAGCTATTTTTGCATTTTAACTGATGGAAGCATAAAAAGTGTCAAAGGTACGCTGGGCGGATGGACGATATCATCCGATAAAATTCAGTCACGTTTTGCGGGAATAGACGCGATGACTATACACTCGGATGGATATTTAAAATTCGGAACATGTAAAATAAGTTCAACCGGAGGAGCACTTACAGTAAAAAACGGCTTACATATTTACACAAATGTAAATACAGATAGCAGTGGTTTCGATGATGGTACGGAGAGATTCAAGATATTCGGATTAGGTCATGTATCGTCTGGAGGACACCTGGTCTTTGACAGTGATGGGGCTACGGTTTCTTATTTATCCAGTTCATCCAGAAGATACAAGAACCATATCCGGGACATGACAGATAATGATATACAAAATCTGTATAAGCTTCCAACCGTGTTCTTTGTTTATAAGCCTGGCTATCTGGAAAAAGACAGCGCCGTTCCCATTCCGGGGCTTTACGCAGAGGATGTGGAACAGTACCTTCCATTAGCTGCCAGATACCAGAACGGATTGATTGAAGACTGGAATGAAAGAGCTGTGATCCCGTATCTGATTAAGGCAATTCAGCTGCAGCACGAAGAAATTGAAGCGTTGAAAAGAAAGGTGGCGTGAAAATTATATGAACGAACCCAGGGCGAGACCGTGTAACCGGTCTTATTTTTATACCATAAAATAATATAATAAGAAGGAGAACACATAATTATGAAGGTGATTGATACGTATAATGC